TTATCAACTACACTTACAGGTACTTTATCAATGTTAGGAGATAAACTTTTTAAATTTAGACGAGAGACTAATGAAGCTGGTTTTTTTGATTTTGTAAAACAAGCATTAGTAGATATTAATAAAATTATAGATAATAATGGAGATTTGTTAAAGAAGTTAGCAATACAAACATCTGACTTTATGATTAACTTTACTAAATCTGTTCTTATAGGTGGAGCAGTTTTAATGGATACACTAGCACCTGTATTTAAAATGATTGGTCTTGCTATTGGTGGAATTATAGAATCAGTTAAAGCTTTACCATCAGGTATTAGAGAATTTGGTATTATTGGTTTCCTTATGTTAGGTGGAAAAGGTAAATTGCTTGTAGTTGCAATAATGTCCACAATAGACATTATTAGGTCTGCTCTTGGAGAATTAAGTCTTGCTATGGGTACTATGATTGAGGGTATGGCAAAAGGACTTAGGTTTTTAAAATTAATATCAGAGGATACATTAAAAGCTAATTTAAAAACAGTTGAAGAATTTAGACAAGCTGGAGAAAGATTAAAAATACCTTTAAAACAAATTAATGAGGAGTCTAAAGAAACAGCAGATAATTTTGGTAAAGCAGAATCAACTATTAGAAAATTTTTAAAAAGCTTAGAAGAAAATGCAAAAATATCTAAAAAACAATTTAATGAAATGATGGATGCACTTGATAGTGCAGATAAATCAGTAGAAAAATTTGGTTTGAGTTTTCAAAAAATTAAAGATGGTGTTTTAGAGTCATTTAAAAAAGATTTTGAAAATTTAAACAATACATTAACAAAAATGGCTACAAGTGGTATTAAAGCATTTTCAAGAGGATTAGCAGAAGCTTTAGTTCTTGGTAAAGATTTAAACATGACATTTAAAGAAATAGCACAAAAATTATTAGTAGATATGGTAGCTTTTACAATTCAAATTGTAATTCAAGAAACAATTAGAAACGCACTTAAAAAAGAACAAGTTAAAGATGAGGGTTTAATAGTAGCTTCATTAAAAAGTCAAACTTCAGAATTAAAAAAACAAATGGCTCTAAGGGCTATTGGCTCTTTTTTTGGTATGCCAATGATGGCTAATGGTGGAGCAGTATCAAAAGGTAAGCCTGTTATAGTTGGAGAAAGAGGAGCAGAAATGTTTATACCAAACTCATCAGGTCAAATAACACAATCAGCTAGAGGTACAGGTGGTGGTGCAGTTAATGTGAACTTTACAATCAACACAATAGACTCAAGAGGATTTAGTGAAGCTTTACAAGAGAACAGAGGTACTATAACAGGAATAATAAATAATGCTTTAGCAGAAAAAGGAAGAAGTGAGTTAGTATAATGAGTGGTGCATTTCCAATATCAACATCTAAATTTCAAACACTTGGTATTAGATCAACACAGAATACCATTATTTCTAAATCTATATCAGGAAAAAAATTAGCAAGACAGGTTGATAATCAAAGATTTAGTTTTACAGCACAAATTATTACAGCAAAAAGATCAGATGTTTATGGAGAACTTATGGCTTTTATTATAAAGCAAAGATCAGGAAAAGAAAACTTTACAATAATACCACCTGAAATAGAGGATGCTAGAGGTAATGTAAGTGGTACTGTTCTTGTTAATGGTGTCCACGCAGTAGGAGACACTACAATAGATATTGATGGCATGACAGGAACTTTAAAAGCTGGAGACTTTGTTAAGTTTGCATCACATACTAAAGTTTATATGGTAGTTGCAGATGCAACAGCAGATGGGTCTAATGAAGCAACGATAACAATAGAGCCACCACTTATAACAGCACTTACAAATAATTCTGCTGTCACTTATGATAATGTTCCATTTACTGTCCATCTTATTAACGATATTCAAGAGTTTGGTACTGTAGGTGCAGATAATAGTGGAAATTTATTATATCAATTTGAGTTGGATGTTGAAGAAACTCTTTAATGAAAAAATACAAAATTACACACTTAATTAGTGCAGACTTTGAAGCTACTGTTATTGTTAATGAAGATGAGATTGATGAAAAAACAAACGATTTAAAAGCTTATAAAAAACCTGATAGCAAATTTAATTTTACCATGTTAAAAGGTACAGAAGCTATAACTAGAACATATTACGAGGAACATGGCACGAACACTAACGACAGCACTAAAAAACGAGTTATTAACAGGTCAGATTAGACCTGTTCATTTAATAGAAATAGGATTTTCAACACCTATATTTATTACTGATTGTGGATTTCCTTTAACATCATCAATATCAGGAACAAGCAGAACATATACAGCTTCTGCATTTTTAGTAGGTGGGTCATCATTTGAAGAACAAGTTGATATTACAAAGACTTCACTAAGTTTATCTTTATCAGGTGCAGACCAAACTTTTATATCAACAGTTTTAAATGAAAATATAGTTAATGATTCTGTTGAAATATATAGAGGATTATTAAATTCAAGTAATTCACTTATAGCTGACCCAATATTATTATACTCAGGAAATATAGATACATTTGAAATTTCAGAAACAGAAACTCAATCAAATGTTAAACTAATTGTAGTTTCTCATTGGGCAGACTTTGATAAAAAATCAGGTAGAAAAACAAACAATGCCTCTCAACAAAGATTTTTTAGTACAGATGTTGGAATGGATTTTTCAAGTGAAACTGTATTAGATATTAAATGGGGTAGAGAATGACAACTTTTGATAATATTATTAGCCTGTATCATAGCTTTGATAAATATAAAAAAAATACATATTCTGAATTATATTATCATATTTTGCCATCTATAAATCTTAACCAATATAAAATATTTAAAGATAAACAAGGTATTTATGGTTTTGTTAATTGGGCTTTAGTTAATAAAGAAATAGAACAAAATTTTTTAAAGACAGGATTGATAAAAAATTGGAAATGTGGAAATATTATGTTGCATATTGATTTTATTGCTACAAAGAATGTTAAACAAATAATGAGTTGGTTAAAAAATAATAGTGCAGAATTATTAGGATTAAATAAAAAGATACATTGGATTAGATTAGATAGTAATAATAAAGTTAGAAAAATTATGAAACAAACTATAAAGGACAGTTGGTTATGGGTGGAGTAGTAGAAACAATTTTAGACAAAGGCTCAAAAGCAATTGGTTCTGTTTTTAGTATTTTTAATGGTACTTTTAATCCTTATGTTGCTTTAGGAGTATTTGCTATTGGTTGGTTATTTTCAAGATCAATAAAGCCTGATGTTCCTGACTTTGGTACAAATGATTTTGAAGAAACTGAACGAGGTATTTTACTTAACAAACAATCTAACAATGCCTGTTTGCCAATTATTTATGGGGAAAGATTGGTCGGTGGTACACGAGTTTTTATTGAAACTTCAGGAACAGATAATACTTACCTGTATGTCGCTTTAGCACTTTCAGAGGGAGAGGTAAATTCAATAGAAGAAATTAGAGTTGATGATAAGGTTGTCACATTTGATGGTGCATTAACACATGGCACAGTAAGAGAAGTAGCAAGTAGTGATAGTGTTTTTTACAAAGATTCAACAAGTCATATTCAGATACAAGCATTTATGGGAACAGACGATCAAGTAGCATCAAGTGTTTTAACACCTCTATCATCTTGGGGAAGTAATCATAGACTAAGAGGTATTTGTTATTTAGCTTTAAGGTTTAAATGGAATCAAGATGTCTTTGGTGGTATTCCACAAGTTCAAGCTAAAGTAAAAGGTAAAAAAATTGTCACATTAGCATCTAATTTATCAGAACAAACTGCATCTTTTTCTACAAACCCAGCTTTTTGTTTATTAGATTATTTAAGAAACGAAAGATATGGAAAAGGTATTGCTACATCAAGTTTAGATTTACAAAGTTTTTACGATGCTTCACAAGTTTGCGTCACACAGGTCACACCATATTCAGGTGGTAGTGATATTAATATATTTGATTGTAATGCTGTTATAGATACATCAAAAAAAGTATTAGACAATGTAAGAGATATTGTAAAAGGTATGAGAGGTTATCTTCCTTATGTTCAAGGTAAATATAAATTAGTTATTGAGACAACAGGCTCAGCTTCAGTATCACTAACAGAAGATGATATTATAGGTGGATATGCTTTAGCTTCTCCTACAAAAAATTCTAAATATAATAGAGTTATTGTTTCATACGTTGACCCAGCTAGAAACTATCAAGTTAATGAAGTTCAATATCCAGCCATAGACGATAGTGGATATGCAAACGAAGATAAACACGCAACAATGAAATCAGCAGATGGGGGATTTTTGCTAGAGGGTAGATTTGATTTTAGAACTATAACTTCAACATATCAAGCTGAAGAAATGGCTGAGATTATTTTAAGAAGATCAAGAGAGTCTTTAGGTCTTAGTATTAACTGTGGATTTAAAGCTTATGAATTACATATAGGAGATATTGTAAATGTCACTTTATCTAGCTTAGGTTTTTCAAGTAAAGCTTTTAGAGTGCTTTCAATGACATTTAATGAGGATTATACAATCAATCTTAATTTAGTGGAATACCAAGCATCTCATTATACTTGGTCTACAAAAGGTCAAGTATCAAGCACTCCATCAACTACTTTACCAAATCCATTTACAGTTCAAGCACCAGCAAGTGTGACTTTATCTGACCAATTAATTGAATATAATGATGGAACTGTAATTGTAGCTTTAGATGTAAGTGTTGGTGCTTCTCCGGATTCATTTATAGATTTTTATCAAGTAGAATATAAATTAAGTTCAGATTCTAATTTTATTATATATGCACAAGGCTCAGGTCTTAATCACAGAGTTTTAAATGTAATAGACCAAGAAACTTATGATGTAAGAG